CGTGTCAGTTGAATAACCCAACATAGAAAATATTGCACGCTTCTTAAACACGAGAAGGTTGCCATTAAAAGGAATGATCGCAGTAATACCCGAACCACCCTCAACAATGTCAATATAATCGTTAGTCGCCCACGACTCACGATTAATAGGATGTGAGAAACGCACACGGTTCGGATAGTCAACGCCACCCTCAGTCGTGTACGCACACCACAAACGATCCACATGCGAAGTAATCAAACGAGACTTAGGAGCGCGTCCAGTAACAGGAGAAGAATAATCATCTGTATACGCCGTACTCGCATCAGTTAACGCAGTAGCAGTAGAACCATTCCACCTGTAAGAAACACCACCAGTAGCAACATAAGCAAAACTTTCAGTACTAGCAGACCACGCAGTAAACGACGCACCAAAAGGTGCAGTCGTAGAAATACCCATAGAAGTAAACGCTGTTGTCGTCGCATAATAAACAGCACTATTAGCGGACAACAAAACCTGTGGAGTACTATGATCCCAAGCGTACAACGCCTTGGGAGTAAACGAACCATTCGAGATAGAACCAATAGCAGACGTATTTAACTTCGTCATACCACCACGCATAGTTAAACCACCACGTGGATCAATATCCACGTTCAACAGATCGGGTGACTCAGTGCGACCTAACTGGAAAGGATCAGCACGAAGGTTAAGCCCACCAGTAAAATCGTCTGTACGAAGCAACGACAAACGGCTCATTGACCAAGAGTCCTACCAAGTGATTGTAGCCACCAGCGACGAGAGTTATGAGGAGCACCATCAGAAACAGCGAGAGGTCGTTGCGACGAAGGACGCATAAGATCCTGCGCTGTTAATCGTACCGCTTCGTCAAATGATTTACGATAGAAGGAGGCGAGTTCAATGTCCTCTTGCAACTGGTACACTTGCGCCACCCCATAGTACACAAGACACTGATGTAAGCGTTCGTCTGCGTCAACTTCCGTGGAATCTGAAGCAGACCAGTCGTTAGGCTTACGATATCCACGAATAGTAAGCGGATACGTTGTGTCAGGTTTGGGCCACAAATGCACTTGGTCTTGCCACAACGTGAAATACAATGGCCGTTGAACTTGGTCATAAGATCCGACCCAAACCGCTTCAGCATCATCATAACTAATAAACTCCAAACGATTACCAACAGTAGAAGTATCAACAATAGAAGTAATCTCACGCAAGTTACCATCACCAATAGCATTAATCGCATACGCCCGTTGACCAGGAGTGGTAGTCATAGTGAACGTTTTTTGGTAGAACGGCCAACGCCGTTCCAAAGCAATAATACGATCAAAACCATCTTTGATGTACATTGTCAAAAGAGTGTCAGAAACATCCTGTTGATCAAGGTCAACTATCTCACGAATCTTGGAACGGATCTCAGCTAGGTTCACTGGCTATCTCCTTCGCTTTCTGTCGTAGATGACCAATGCAATAGTCAGTGCCTTTAGCACGAGCGCCTTGACATGTTTCTTCGTTAGCCATGCAGCGTGTATGCCCCATATAGGGCATACCGCCTGCAGGCGCGGGAGCGGCGTCTGCTGTAGCAAAAGGACGTGAGCCTATGTTTGCAGAGACTCCGTAGTATGAATATATAGGTGTTCCAGCCATCATTAGTAGGCTGAATCGTTACCTACTTCTTTTTAGCGCGTGCCTGAGCACCACGTGGAGCAGCCTTCTTGACAACTCTTGGTTTTACAATCGCATCAGATGACTTAATACGTTCACCGTAGTGTGACCACCAAGTTTCTCCTGAACTATCGCCTTCTTCGGCCATTCCTGACATTTTTTTATTTTCAGAAATGCGTTTCCCATTATTAATTTTTTTAGTACTACTTTCAACAGTGCGGTAATTAGCGTACTCCTTCCCGTCACGTCCAGTATGCGTGCCTTTATTTTTTGAAGGTATTCCACGAGTATCTGCTCCACCAAACTGTTTGCCTGAACGACGAGCGAGACTGTCGGCAGTTCCCCTTGGTTTAGACTTACTTGCAGCAGCAGCACCAGCAGCAGCATCAGCAGAACGACCAGTTCGGCTAACAGTAGACTTCTTTGGCTTAGGCATAGGTGGCTTACGGGGCATAATATCTCCTAAAATAGATTCCTATAAGATGAATTAAGCGTTACCCATAACAACAAAAAACCCACCCCGAAGGGTGGGTTCTCTGCATTCCTTGTCGGAAAAACTCAGGCAGTCTTAGCCGTAAGCTTACCCTGCTTTTCGCGGTTACGAATCGTAAGGTTACCGTAGCACAAGATGAGCGCATAGCGAGCATCCATGTTCTCAGGACGAAGGAATTCGGTATTAGCGAACCACTTGTCTGAGTGACCTACAAGGCTGATGTACTTGCTGTTCAAGAAGTACATAACACCCGAGGTGCAATGAACGTCATAAGCAACAGGAGCAGCCTTGAACAAAAGGTTTTGGAAGCCTGCATCAGCAGTCTTAGTGTCCGTGTAGCGCAGTTGAGGCTGCAACAATGATTCATACTTTTCAAACAAAGTCTGAGTAGTAAGAACCATATCAGGATGATCGTTACCAACACTAACAGTGTTGTAAGCAGTCGTCATCTGAGCAAGAGTCAAAGCACCAGCAGTGTTCTCTTCATATGAACGCCACCAATCGTTGTTCTGACCTGAAGCCGAGTTGATCCCACCAACAGTGTTACCTGATTCAACCAAGTTACCAAGGCCGTTCCAAGACTTACCGCTGTCAGTACCACCAGCACCAAGAGTGTCAGTACCGTTACCGAAGAACATACGGTTGAAGCCTTCCTTCATTGATTCTTCAGCCTGCATAATCTTGGCTTCAAGAAGGTTAAGGATAGCCTGCTCACCATTGTTCTTAGCTTCTTCAATACCGCTGATAGCGATAGAAACAGCGTACTGCTTCCAATCGTATTCAGCAGCCGACATTCCTTCTTGAGGAGTCAAAGCCAATGTGTCGTAGCCACTGTAAGGTGCAACAGTAGATGATTCACCATAAATCAATGGTTCAACAATCTTAGTTCCACCATTCAACATGCGGATACGGCCTTTGTCCATCAAATGATAGGTCAAAGGACGTGCAGTGAACACGTTGTCAGTGAGGGTCTTGCGATAGTTCGCAATCGTTGTGGATAGAAGTGCGTCAAAGTTAGCATTACCAGGCATGATAGTTCCTTTATAGGGTTAGGAGACGCCGTGAGTTCTCTTTGCAGAGTTCCAGGCATCAGAAATTGAACGGACGGTGCCGACTGCATCCTTGCCAGCCTTAGCAGACGATGCACCTGAAACAACAGATGCAGTACGTTTACTTTCAACAGCCTTAGTATCACGAGAAGGTTCTGCCTTCTTTGTTCTAACGCGATCAAAAGCTACCTGCTTAAAAACGGCTTCAAGGTTAGTGTTGCCTTGCGCGAGCGCGGCGGCCACTACTTCTTGAGGGTTGAAATCTTCACCATAAGTGTTTTGCAGTCGCTGGATTTCCTCTTCAAGCCTCTGCTGTGCTTGCATCTGCTCAAACGCGCTAACGCGTTTATCAATTTCTTGCAGACGCTTATCCACTGGGTCGTCTTGCTGGAATTCATCCATGAAATAGTCATCATCAACCATACGCTGTGCCTCTTTACGAGTCACACCATAATGGTTAGTTAACAAATCAATAGTTCCAGCAGGGTCGTTTTCCAATGCCTGCCTAATGGCAGAAGCCCATTGAAGTTCCTGCTTCTGTGATGCTAGTTCTTGAGTCTTACGGGTATAATCCGCTTGACGTGAATAACCAGCAATTGCTTCCGAAAGAGGTACACGAACATCTTCTCCATCAACTTTAACAGTAATATAGTGATCACTGTATTCGTCAATGTCTAAAAGTGGTGCATCAAATTCTTCTGCTTCACCCATCCCTTCAACTTGTCCATCATCAATGGGGTCGAATTCTGAGTCATTTGTAAAAGTGTCAGACACTTTGTTTCTCCTTTAGAGTCCACACGGTTGCTCTACATATAGGAATAGTGCGTTACATTAAGTGTTAGGTAATTGCATACCCATACGCTGCGACAAAGCCGCAAGTACCGCAGGATCAACACCTGACAACGCTTCAGGACCTTGAGGCATCGGCCCCATAGCACCAAGATTAGTAGGTGGCATAGCCATAGCCTCGGGAGGCATGGGTGCGCCACCAGGAGGCAACATGCCCTGCTCGGGAGGCATAGGGACACCTTCAGGTGGCATACCACCCTGTTCAGGCGGAGCCATAGGTGATGGTGCTTCCTGAATAAACTGATCAGGGTTCTTAATACCGAAACCGAACTGTAGAACATGTCCAGCCAATGCTGGCATGTTCACAATGCCCATACCAGCAAATGGGGCCATAGCATCTACAAGTTGCAAAGCCATTTGTCGTCGGAACGACTCATTACTAGGCGCAGTAGACCCAGCCTCAACTTCAAAGTCAAACTCACCAGCAATATAGTCAGCATCAAAAGTAACCCACAAAGGTTCGCCATCTCTACCAACAATACGAGCAACTTGTTCGCCAGTCATAAACTGCTGTGCTAACCCAACAAGACGCAAAGCAACCTCAGCAATAGCACCCTCAATGGTAGCCAACTTGTCAGCCGCACGAGCGTTAGCCGCGTCCTGCACAATAGCCGCTTCTGTCGCTGTGCGACGAATCTCGGGAACACCACCACGCTGATACTCGGACACACCCGAAACAGTCTGAATGTCACCTTCAATAATATCTGACTGACGATAGAACTCGGGAGGAGTCATAACAGCAGGGAAAGGAGCAACAACATTAGCAAGGTTCTCGTCACCACTAACTGGAACCATCACATTGTCGTAGTCTGATTCTAAAGCGTCACGGCCATCAGCATCAAACGCCGATTCCTTATAGAGGTACTTACGTGAATACCGTTTACGGTGATTCATCATCTGAGTACGAGTCGCATTCAACTCACGTTGAAGCGGCTCAATAGCCTCAAGATCACCCATAGGATAGAAGTAGTCAGGAATATCGTAGTTGCGGATCATTACGAAAGGATGACCAAACGCATATGGCATATCCATAGGCTTAACTAGATACTGATCGCCACCATCGCAGAACACAGACATCGTCTTTTTAACGATGTCGTAGAATTCCCAAACTTCAACATATCCTTCTTCGGTATCTTGAATTTGACGTTTGCCTGGATCTTCGTTATAGCGACCCCAAGAAGTAGCATTGATGCTCTCGCGCGCCGCGCGTGAGTATCGCTTATCCGACTTAACCTCAGTAAGCGTACGACGAAT